CCTGGTTACCCTTGGAATCGATCGAATAAAGGCATTGGTAAGACTATGTGGTTAGGTGAGGACGAGTATATCTTTGATAACGTTGATTTGCTTGCTGCTCTCAATTTGCGAGAGAAGAATGCACGTCAAGGCATACGCACTCCAACGTTATGGGTAGATACTCTAAAAGACGAACGACGTTCACTTCAAAAAGTAGAAATGGGAAAAACACGTGTATTTTCTGCCGGACCTATGGATTATATTATTTTATATCGTAAGTATTTCTTGGCCTTTAATGCACATGTTATGAAGAATATGATACAGAACGAAGTGGCTGTTGGTATAAATGTCTATTCACCATCATGGGGCATGTTGGCACGTTACCTTCAAGAAAAAGGAAAGAAAGTGGTAGCAGGCGATTTTTCTAATTTCGATGGAACGTTGAACGATCGAGTTTTGGACCTAATTCTCGATATTGTAAATGATTGGTACGATGACGGAGAGGAAAATGCTCTTATCCGTTCTGTACTTTGGAAAGAAATACGTTGTTCTATACATATATGTGGTGATAACGTGTATGCATGGAACCATTCTCAACCGTCCGGAAATCCTGGTACCGTAATTATAAACTCACTATACAATTCAATTGTGATGCGTGTGGTGTGGAGTATCTTAACGGAAAATACCAAGTATTTTGGAATGCGAGAATTTCGCCATCATGTCAATTTAGTGACTTATGGTGACGATAATGTATTGAACATCTCAGATGAAGCTATAGATTTCTTTAATCAAACTACAATTGCAGACACTTTTCCCCTTATTGGTATGACATATACGAACGAAACAAAGACGGCCAATACTGTAGATCATCGACCTTTGTCGGAAATTAGCTTCTTGAAGAGAGGCTTTCGATGGGACGATGTGCGTAAGTTATGGCGAGCTCCATTGCAACTTGACGTTGTAATGGAGATGTGTAATTGGATAAGAGGAACATTAGGTGTAGAGGAAGCAACAATTATGAATTGTGAGACAGCATAT